ACAACGGATGGAATTTTGTTAAGCAAGAACTGACCAACCTTTGTATCTTTGAATTTTTTCTTATCACTCATTTAAAGTATTTCCTACGGTTCTAGTATGTGAAAATAACGGAATCCGTTTTATCAGGGTCGTTATCAACGTGGATAAATCCATTTTTTCCTGATATTCCAATACGATTGAATCCTGCTTTAAGCAACGAACTAACAATAATGTATCTTGTTCTGCTATCAGGTGCGGCAATATCGGCTGCATATCCAAACAAATGGGAACTTCCTTTTGATTTAAGGCTAGGTTGAACACCTCCAACGTAGGCATTATGAGATGGCGTTCTAAACCCACTTGTAATTCTAAAGGGTATTCCTGCAATTCCTCTTGCATCATCGAGCATTTGTAAAAAGGCAGAATCCATATTAGAACCACTACCGATTTCATCAGGCGAATCAAATTCAGATAATTCAAAGTGTAACATAATTTAGTTTTTTACTACTAATATACTACTTTTTATTTAGGTGCATTGTGTTTGTCATCATAATCCATAGCAGCTTTTAAAATAATTTTATCCATTATATTGTCTTGATTTACAATTATTTGTTTTTGCAAGTCAATAATCATACCTTCTAAATTATCCTTTGCTGATATTAATTGTTCTATTTGATGGTCTTTTTTTTCTAAAGCTGTTTTCATTGCATTTATATCATCAGGCTTAGAACCTGTAATAGTAGAAACAACAAGCCCTAAAGAAGCACTAATTGTACCTATTAACATCATTACAACCTCTTTATTAGTTTCTAATACAGGGTATTTCATTAGTATGAATATAATAGTCATCACTAATAAAAATATGAACAAACTACCTGCGTAGTGCCTAATCTCTTTCGCTACTCCATTTGTAGGTAATTTCATTTAATCTGTTGGTATATTTTAATAACAGTATATCCTATTGTTAAAACCAAGACAACGGTTTGCAATAAGGGGTTAATTTCTGTTAAGCTAAACGCTAACGCTCCTATGTTCAATCCGTATATCTTTAAATTTTCCATTATTAAGATACTAAATCCCAAGTTTGGTTATCTTCATTCCATCGATACTCATTACCATCGGTAGGATATGCAACTGGTGCTTCCCATAAACAGGTTGTATCATTAAGTGTCCAACTTTCGTAAGGTTTAGGAGGTATAAAGGCATCCCTAGTTGAATCGTATTTATATCCTACACCTGCGTAGTTTTTTCTTATAGTACCGTTGTAAGATGTCTGCTTCCAAGTGGCTGTACCGAATAAAGAATTTAAAAACTGTTTCCCTTTTAATTCGCTTTCTGTACCATCTGCTTTTAGTAAAACTTTATTTGCTACTACTAAAACTTGTGTTACTATATTATTTGAATCTAATTTTGTAAAATGTGCCATATTATGCTGTATATTCGCCTGAACCTTTAAATGTTAAGATTGTATCTGTACCGTTTGTGGTAGGTGTTTCTGCTCCTACCGCTCCTGAACTATTAAAATTTGCAGTTGGTATCCTTAATATAACTACTCCAGAGCCGCCTGAGCCTCCGTTTCTTGGAGAGCCAGCATCACCGCCGCCGCCTCCGCCGCCACCTAAGTTAGGAGTTCCATTAGTTCCACTGCCACTCGTCGTGCCTGCGCCACCACCTCCATCACCACCGGCTCCAGTTCCGCTTTGACCGCCGCCACCGCCACCACCTGCGTATGTAACAGATGAACCTGTAATAGATGATGCAGTTCCATCACCGCCCGCACCTTGTCCGTCAGTATTTCCTACTTCTCCAGCACCGCCGCCACCTCCGCCAGTTCTGTTTCCACCAGCATCACCTGACCCTCCGTTGTTACCTTGTCCAACGGTTCCAGCACCTCCTGTATAAGCAGGGGCACCTGAAGCACCCCATCCGCCACCACCTGAGCCTCCAGAAACTCCGTTTGCTGCAGTTCCACCACCACCACCACCAACTGAAGATATAGTAGTTAATCCTGCGCCAGTTAATGAAGAAAGTCCGCCTGAGGCTCCAGTTCCTGCACCGCCTGCACCGCCGTTTCCTACTGTTATTGTGTATGTAGTAAGTGGAGTTAAAGCTGTTGTGCCTGTTAAATATCCACCAGCACCGCCGCCACCTCCTCTATCGGCTCCGCCAGCACCACCACCAGCAACTACTAAATAATCTACGTCAAAGCTAGGTCCTACATTAGGATAAATTTGGTCTGTTCCTTTATAGGCTTTTGTAACTGGTGAAGAGCCTTTATAAATTGCAGAAAGTGCGGTTGATGCTTTATTAATTGGCATATCTTTTGTTTAAATTATACTATAAAATAAATTGTACTTGCATCAGGAGTTAAAGCATCGTATTGTGCTTGAGTTCCACTCCATAACTGTATCGTTCCTGAATTTTGGTCTACATTAACATTAATAGCAGCAGTCAAAGAAAAGTGTGCTGTATCAATACTTCCATCGACATAGTGTTCAGAATCTATTGAATCGTCAGCTATTTTTGTTCCATTTACAGCATCGGCTGCTAATTGTGTAGTTCCAACCCCGCCATCTTTAATGTTATCTGCATCAACGAAAGGTGTTTGTACTACGTTAGAACCATCTTGGTTTCCGTATAATTCACGCAATCTTGCGTTAATTCTGTCTATTGCTTCACGTAGCGTGTTCCCTGTTCCATCATCTGCTGTTGCACCAATGTATGGTATATTGCCATCCGACGCTGAAGTAGGTTCGTTTAAATTTGCTGTTGCCATTTTATTTTATTTTATACTAATGATTTATCTACTGTTAATTCTGTATTGTCTACTCTATATCTAGCGTCATCTGATGTTATTGCTAGAGTTTCAATTTGTCCTATAATCACTATCGATGCTAAAAAACATACAGCCGATGAAAGACTAGGTATTGATTTGGCAACGGTGTTATCCTCATCCCCAAACTCTGTAAAGCAATATATTTGACCCCAGTTAATGTTATTCGCCATATTTATACAATACTTTTTTTATTGTTTTGTTACTATTTTTGTTTAGGTATTGAGTTAATTTCTTAATGTTTTCCTGTTTTGGTTTGTATTTCTTTTTTATAGCACCCATCCTTCAAAACTTGCATCTTTATCAGGATATACATCCTCGTTATTATTTGAATTGTATTCAGGATAGATAGAGTTGTTAAAACTTAAATGGTTTATAAGTCTATCGGTGTAATATTGTGCCGTATCTCTTTCCTTTTCCATTAAGAAATCAACTTCCTCTTTTGATACGTTTTCAGCGTTTTCGCTTCCGTGTTTAAAAACCCCTTTGTTTGAAATAGAATAAGCAGCAAATGGTAAATACTCAACCATCGCCCAATGAATCAAACAAGGTTTTATCCAATCATTAACTAATGTTAAATAAGCACCAGTTAAACTAGAACCAATTATTTTA